TAGCCTTGATGAGCTTTTGAATGGTTACAGTAGGACTGCCGATTATCAGAAGAAAACTCAATCTTTAGCGGAACAACGAAAGGCTGTAGAGGCTGATCGAGTAAAGATTGATGAAGCAGCAAAGACTAGAGAAACATATGCCCAACGACTCCAAGTCATTGAACAATTGTTACAGCAACAGGATCAAGGTCAAGACTTAGCATCACTCAAGTCAGAAGATCCGATTGCTTACGCAGTTGCAATGGGAGAGAAGATGGAACGAGATAAGCAGTTGCAAGCGGTGCAGATTGAAAGACAGCGAGTTCAACAAGAACAGCAGTCTCATCAACAAGCCCAGTTGCAAAAGCATATCCAAGCAGAGCAGGCAAAACTTGTAGAGGCTATCCCAGAGTTTAAGGATGATGTGAAAGCCGAAGTAATCCGTAGAGACATACGCAATTATGCTAAAGCTCAAGGATTCTCAGACCAAGAGTTGTCTCAGGTTTACGATAGTCGCGCTGTACTAGCCCTCTATAAAGCAGCACAGTACGATAAGTTAATGGCAAACAAAGGTGTTACTTCTAAGAAGGTAGCCAATGCGCCTAAGACGATTCGACCAGGAACATCTAATCCGCAGAGTTCCGAGAATGAGACAGTAAAAAAAGATAGAGCAGCATTACGCCAATCTGGCAATAAAAAGGATGCAGCTCGTTTATTTGAACGATTTTTATAAAGGAATTTAATCATGGCAGCATATGATCGCTACACCGCTATTGGTGCGCGTGAGGACTTAACAGATGTTATTTATGACATCAGCCCTACCGACACCCCAATCATGTCATCCATTGGCAAAACCAAAGCAACATCGGTTACGCATGAATGGCAAACAGATAGTCTCGCAGCAGCTACCACCGCCAACGCATTAGTTGAAGGTGCATCCGCTACTGAAGGCACTATTTCCCCAACAACCCGTCTCGCAAACTTAACACAGATCGTAGGTAAGACTGTTATGGTTTCTGGTACTCTCTTGTCTTCTGACCTTGCTGGTCGTAAGTCTGAGATGGCTTACCAGTTGGCTAAAGCATCTGCTGAGATCAAGCGCGACATCGAAACCATCATCACAGCAAACCAAGGTCAAGCAGCAGGTACTTCTGGTACAACTGGTCGTAAGATGGGTTCTTTGCTTTCGTACATTAAGAGCAATACATCGGTTAATGGCACATCCGTAACTGGTGTAGACCCAACAACTCTTGGTGTCTCTACTCGTACAGATGGATCAACTCGTACCTTTACCGAGACTTTGTTGAAGACTGTTATCGCTAAAGTATTCGCAAGCGGTGGCACACCATCAGCATTGTTTGTAAGCCCAACACAGAAGCAAGTTGTTTCTGGTTTTACAGGTTTGGCTGCACAGCGTTACCAAGTGCCTACAAGTGGTCAGGCAACCATCCTAGCTGGTGCTGATTTATATCAGTCCGACTTTGGTGTATTGCAGATCGTTCCTAACCGCTTTATGCGTACCCGTGATGCGTTGATCCTTGACCCAGAATATGCAGCATTAGCATATCTGCGCCCATTCCAGACCAACGACATTGCTAAAGTAGGCGATGCTGAGAAGAAACAAATCTTGGCAGAACTCACACTTGAAGTTCGCAATGAAGCTGCTCATGGCGGTGTATTTGACTTATCTTGATAAATAATAGATAAGTTGTAGAATAGGGGGTGGGCAAAACCTGCCCCCTTTCTAGGAGTCTTTATGTCAGAACTCGGCAAACGAGGTAACTTAGGTGTAGTAAACGGAGTAATAAAAACAGCCTACGCAGATGGCGAAGGCGGTCTTATTATCAAGACAGAAACAGAATTAGACGATTTTATTGACCATACAAAGGCACAATACAATCAGCGTAGTGAAAAGACAGGATGGGGAGATACCCCATACGACCCAAAGAATAAAATAGCATCATTACCTTTAGAGATTATTGAGACTCTAAATGTAATGGGAATTATGCGAGGCTATCATATTACTGACCAAAAAGCCCTCAAGAAGTGGCTAAATAACCCTGATAACAAGGTATTTAGAACTAGAGGGGGTCAGGTATGAGGATTGCTATATTAATACCAGCAAGAGGTCAGATGGAGGTATCTACTGCTTTCGATATGATGGCAATGCTTACCTACACAGTTAAGACAACGAATTACGAAATAGACTTATTTACCGCACAAGGTACTCTAATATTCGATCAGAGAAATAGCCTGGTGCAAAGTGCAATAGATATAAAAGCAGACTATATGCTTTTTATAGATGCAGACATGAGGTTTCCAAAAAACACCTTAAAGATATTGTTATCTCATAAAAAAGACATCATTGGAGTAAATGCGACAACTAGAGCAGAACCTGTATCACCGACTGCTAGGAACATAAAGATCCATGAAGATGGATCAGTTACATTTTTGCCTGTTTACTCGAATGTCAGAGAAGGAATAGAAAAAGTAGATGGTATTGGCTGTGGAATTATGCTGATAAAGACAAGCATATTTGAGAAGTTAGAAAAGCCATACTTTTACTTTGAGCAGCTAAAGAACAATAAATTGCTTGGCGAGGACATTTACTTTTGCATTAAGGCAAAGGATGCGGGAGTTGATACTTGGGTAGATCACGATCTATCTAAACAGATAAAGCATATTGGGCAGTATGTCTATGGATGGCATAACATCGAACTACCAAAAGATTAGGAAATCATGGCTTACACAAACTTTACCGATCTGAAAGCATCGGTGGCTAACTACTTAGGTCGCACAGACTTAACATCGGTTATCCCCGACTTTATTAGCTTTGCAGAGCTACGCATGGCAAGAGACCTACGCACTCGGCAGATGTTAAAGTCAGCTAACGCACTAACAGTAAGTGGTGATGGCAAAGTAGCACTACCTACAGACTTCTTAGAGATTCGTGATTTGCACATCCAAGGCAACCCAAGATACCCTATTACCTATATGTCTCCTAGTACATTTACTAGAGATGCACCAGCAGATGAGAATGGTAAACCAATTTATTACACAATCCTGGCAAGCGAGTTTGAGTTAGCACCAAAGCCAGACACAGCATATACATTGGAGATCCTCTATTATGCTAAACCTACTGTACTGTCTAATAGTAATGCAAGCAATGTATTTCTTGCTAATTATCCAGATGCTCTCCTCTATGCCTCTCTTTTAGAAGCAGAGCCATATCTTATTAACGATGCAAGAAGTCAGACATGGGCAACCCTGTACGACAGAGCAATTCAAAATATCTCTAATGCTGACCAAAATGGTGAGTATTCGGGCGTTCCATTACAAATGCGAGTAACCTCACGATAAGGAAATACCATGGCTGAAATGTCAAACTATTTAGAAGATGCACTAGTCAATGCAACTTTACGAGCAACAACCTTTACCTCTCCTGCTACAGTTTATGTTGGTCTTTATACTACAGACCCAACAGATGCTAATACAGGCACAGAGTGTACTGGTGGTGCTTATGCTCGTAAATCTGCTACCTTTGGCGCGCCTAGCAATGGTGCATCGGTAACATCGGCAGACATTACATTTGACCAAGCCACAACCTCTTGGGGAACGATTAGTCATATCGGTATCTTGGATGCGCTTACTGCTGGTAACCTTTTGTATCACACACCCCTTACTGCATCTAAGGCAATTGACACAGGCGATATTTTTAAGATTGCATCTGGTAGCCTTTCAGTTACCTTAGCCTAATGCCATTAACTCTCGAACAGTTAGATCAGTTCGGGACTTTAGAGCAAGTACCATACTCGTTCGACCATACTTGGGAAACAGACGAAGTATGCGGTGATTGGAGATTAGAGGATATGGATTCCTTGGGGAATCTAGATCAACTAAATATCTCTTTTGATGACCCTGTATGGACTACTCTGTGTGTTAAGTTCCCATCTGCATCTATTGCAGCAGATGCCACAGTTACTGCGGATGGTGTTCGTCAGCGCACAGGTGAAGCACTTGTTACAGCAGACGCTTCTGTAGTAGCAGCAGGACAATTAACGAGAGATGCTAGTGCAGCCATTACCGCAGATGCAGCAGTAGTCGCTGATGGTATTGCTGTTAGAGGCGGATCAGCAAGCATTACTGCGGATGCCACAGTTAGTGCAGCAGCAATTGGAGTGTTTGTCGGAGAAGGATTAGTTAATGCAGTTGCAACAGTTGATGCTACAGGAAATGTAGTTTCAGGGTCATCATCTGCTAGTATTAATGTAGAAGCAAGTGTGGTAAGTACAGGTATTCGAGTTAGAACAGGTGAAGCGACAATTACAGGCAATGCAAGTGCAGAGTCTGAGGCTATTCGAGTTAGAACATCTGTTGCAGAAATAACAGCAACAGCCACAGTAGTAGGTAATGGCAATGTAGAGTTTGCTGGTGAAGGCATCATTATTGCCGAAGCGTATGTCGATGCTCAAGCTATTGCAATCTACTCCGCAAGTGGATCAATAACAGCAAACGGAACAGTAGTCGCAAGTGGTAATAGATTAGGCGATAATTGGACAGCCGTAACAGCAGGGTCAGAGGCTTGGACAGGTATA